ACCAGAATATATTAACATATCGCCTGGTTCTAATTTAATTTTAATACCAGCTTGTTTTTCTCTACCTGTTGGATCTAAATATATGGGCCAATCATCACCACCAAGATTAAGTGTTGTAGATATCTCACAACTAAATCTATCTTTGTGTCTAGATAAAACATCACCTTCTTTATATATTCTAGCATAAGTGTATGTTTCAGATAATTTTAAACCTGTGTGTTTTTCCATAATAGGTTTTACTTTTTGTGATAAAGTTTCCATGACTAGATCTGCATAATGTGAGTATGTGTTTGGAATTTGTTCATCTGTCCAAACTCCCCACTCCTCTGTAAAGGGAGATATGTATCTTTGGTCAAATAAAAATCTTGCAACCTTTCTTTTATTTAAGAAATAGGCATAACAAAAATCAGCCATTTCTTTACTTATTGCTTTTTTTAAAACACTATATTTATTTTTTTTGAACGACATTAAGTACTCCTTTCGGTATTGCTTGACAGTTCCAATGTATAAATCTAAACGGTTCGTACCCCATATCCACACTATATAAATGTGGCATATAAGATGGAAAAAATATCATACGACCAGGTTTAACTTTAAAATGTATTTGTGATGTTGCAGTTGTAATTTTTGTTTTATCCTTTTCTGGTAAAAGGTTCATTAAGTTTCCAGGTCTTGGATCTTCAAAAAAAGGACTAGATGTTCTTTCGCTAGCTTTTAAAAAATAAAATCCAGATATATGTCCATTCCAATGTGTATGTAAAGTATGGTGTCCACCACCTTTTTTAGCAAATTCTTGCACCCACATTTCAGTTGTAAACACTTGATAATTTGTTAGATCAAAACCCATTTCGCCTAATAAATTATGTGCTGTTGCACCAACGTATTTTGTTAATTCATTAAATTTAGGGTCACCTATTAAAGTCGTAGAGTGAAATACATTACCCATGTCTCCTTTATCTCCAAATTTTTTATTTCTTTCATCTATTTGTTTTTTTAAATTTTTTTGAGCTTTTTTAATGTAAGGATCAGAGGCCTTATTTAATTTATTTACAAATTTAGGTTGATCTGCCCACCAAATTGGACAAGGAAAATAATGTTCTAAATTTAATTTATTTGGAAATGTCATGCTCATTTCGTATACCAACAAGGGATTGTATATCTCTCTCCTTTTTTAATTGTATTTACACCATGTTTAATTTTATTTCCACTAAATAATATCATTAGTCCTTTTTTAGGTTTTATCTTAATATTATTGACCATAGTCTCTCCTCCTTCAAAATTATCATTTAAATAAATAATGCTAGTGTAATAATGATTTTTAAAATCTAAATGAACTTTTTGATCAGAATTTTCTAACCATTTTACAATTTGAAAATAATTAACAAAACCTTTATTATTTATTTTTTTAACAGCAGAATCAAGACGACCATTTAATTTTTTAGCTTCATGGGTAAAATTTGTATGAGTGTTTGAAAAAGGGTAAACAGTAATAACCTGAGTGTTTCTATGGCTAAAAGTTCTTTCATCTTTTTCTGGATTAAAAAACTCTGAGTGTTTATTCATAAAATATTCACACTCACTTGGTTTTAAAAAATTTTTATATTTATGAATTGTAGGTGTCATTTAAACGGGTATCCTAAATTCCATATTACTAAACTATATCTTGATCCTTTTTTAACAGGGCAAACTCTATGCCATACAAAAGATGGAAAAACAATAACAGAACCTTTTGGTAATATTTCTTTACACTTTCTAACATTACGTTTTTTATCAGGGTCCATATTTCTAAAATCAAATTCTAATTCACCACCTTTATATTCTTTTGGATCAGATAAAGAAACGGTCACAGATAATTTTCTTATTTTACCATGAGTGGGGTCTTGTGGATTTTGTGTTTGATAAGGCCTATCCCAACTATCACAATGCCAATCATAATACTGACCTTTATCATATTTTGTAAATTGACAAGACTCACTATAGTCCCAATCAAAATTCCAACCAGCCATTTGATTTGCTTTATGAACATAAGGTTGTATTTCTTTATAAATCCATCTATCGTTCATCCAAACAATATTAGAATCTCTTTTTTGTTTTAAATCTTTAACTTGTTTTCTATTTAATTTTTTTGGATCAGCTCCTAGTCCACCCGTTAAAGCCATTTGGTCAGATAAGGTTTTACCATATCTTACAATATCATCACAAATTTTATGAGGAATTACTCCTGTAAAATAATAATAATGATTAAATAAATTCATCTTTTTACTTTCATACCACTTTAATTTTTATAACAAATTAAAATTTATAATCAACCTTTTATTTGTTTTTCTAGGGTGGTTAGCTGCGTGCATCGTTTTACCATCAAAACAGAGAACCCTGCCTTTTTTTGGACTCACTCTTTTTATTGATTTTCCTATCTTAAGAAAGGTATCTCCGTCACTATCATTTACATAATATATCATAACTTTATGTGGATCTTTATGATCTACATGAAATCCATTATGTTTTTTTCTTGTATTAGTTCTAAATTTTAAATTTGCTTTACATCTTAGAATAGGTGTTCCTTCCATATCTAATTCACTTAATAAATTCATTACAATATTTGTGTGAGGTGAGTTTATTTTACCTTTATCTACAAACTTGTGAGTTAATTGAAATTCGTTAAAACTATCTTTAGTTATAGTTTTATATTTTTTAGGAACATGTTTACCTAGTGAATTATCATTATAATACCATGGAAAATTATCATGTAAAAAATACTCTTCAATTTTATTTTGAAGGGTTTTTGATACCTTGTTATCTATAACTTTCACAGATTAACTTATAACAAAATTACCTGATACTGTAAAGGTTGCTACTTTATCTGTAGAAGGTCCTGGAACACACGCTATACTATTTGTGCAAGGTGTAACGCTTGCAGATATGCTACCTGGAAATCTTACTAATACAACCCCTGATCCACCTGCTGAACCACCGGTATAATCACCGCCGCCACCACCACCGCCACCACCTGTGTTAGCAGTTCCTGCAGCGGGAGGTGTATTTACAGGTCTCCCTGGAGCTCCAGCTCCACCAGTTCCACCACCACCTGAGCCTCCAGCTCCGGCAACACCACCGCCAGGAGATGGACTATTTGGTCCACCACCACCTCCGCCACCACCACCGGCTCTTACTGTACAGTCACCTGGCCAAGCAGAAGATCCTGCTCCACCAGTTCCTCCTGTATCATCAGGGAATGATGGGTTTGATGTTGGAGATATACCAGTACCACCAGCACCTCCGCCACCACCACCAGCATCACCAGTGCTACCTGGTGCACTTCCTCCTGGATTACCTTGTGCTGGACTTGTTGGAGGAGTATTACCTGCTCCACCACATCTTCTTGATCCTTGACAAGCTCCACCACCACCTGATCCACCAGCTTGAGCTGCCCCTTTGTAATTAGAAGGGAAAGGACTTGTTCCTGGTTGTCCACAAAAACCATCAGCACCTGATCCACCACCCGCTGATACTAATTCTAAAGATCCGCAGGCATCAAAACTTGATGCACTTCCTTGCCTAGTAGATAAAGCAACATTACCTGAATTTCCTCCTCCAGCACCAACAACTACTGCAAATGTTCCACCTCCAAATAAATTAGCTGTAGTATGTCTATAACCACCAGCTCCACCTCCACCACCAGCAGTAAATGTTGGAGAGGCACCTAGACCACCACCAGCTCCACCAGCGATTACTAGATAATTCACTGAAAACGATGGTTTAGGCCATGTTCCACATTTTTGTGCTTGAAATTGACTTTGCATTGACCACACACCAGTTGCTTTGTTTAATTCTTTTACTATGACTATTCCTGAACCGCCAGCACCGCTTGGCACTGAAGCTCCTGGTCCTCCGCCACCACCGCCACCACCACCAGTGTTAGCTGTTCCTGCGTTTCCAGCACTTGTTGATCCTGCTCCACCACCACCTAATCCACCAGCTCCTTCTCTTACGTTAGGCGCCGGACTTGGTCCTGCAGCACCACCACCTCCACCGCCAACAGCACTAACGGGTGCTCCTGGAAATAAAGTTGATATACATAAACCAGCTCCACCTGCACCAGCAACTCTTGGATTACTTGAACATCCTGCGTTTCCTACTCCGGGACTACCTGCAGCACAAGCTCCGCCACCGCCACCGCCGGTATCTCCACCTAAATCTGGAGTTGCACT